GGATGATTTGTTATTTTGTCCATTGTCCTAAGTCCTTTGTTTTTGTTTAACAATGTAGGGTAAACCCCGACATCTATTTTTATCATCTCATGATTTTGTGGGAATGTCCAACACTTTTTTATTAAGGCTTGATCTTTTTTTCAGAGCATGGGAATATGGGGCATGAATGATCTTTTACCCATTGAAAAGACTGAATTAATCGTGTTGGCATTGTTGCAGGGCGAAAACCCCGACATCGCTGCAACCAAATTCCAATGCGATATTTTGACAATTCACAAGATTATGGCCTCTAATGTTTTTTCTGAGCGAGTGAAAGAATTTTTAGAAAAAGATATTCTTATCAGTGGCTTAACGGCTATCAAAAACATTAAAACCATTGCATCCCAGGACGGAATAAGCAAGGCAACACAATTAAAGGCTAATCAATGGCTTGCTGAAAAAGCCTTAGAAGTCAATAAGTTAGGGGCTGAAGAAACACCGGCGACAATGACGCAAGATCAACTTGCGCGGCGGCTTAAAGAACTGCAAAATGAAGCAATCAAACGTGCCAAGCCTATTGAAACAGGCGTGATTGATCAAGCCCCCTTAATCAATATTGACGATATGTTAGACTAATCAATGGTATAGAATGCCTGTATAGGGCATTCGCAATCCGGACCCCTGGGTATCATTTCATAATCACGTATTATTGAAATAGATCGATCCGGCCCCTCCCCCGTACCCCGCGCATGGTCCAGCATGTGTGCGCCCCCTGCTCCGACAAAATATTGAAATTCTAAAATCACCGTGAAAATTTATTTTGTTTTGAAAGTGAAACATGGTATTGTTCATCTATGGTCGATTTTAACGAAATTCTCAGGTACGACAGCGCGACAGGAAAACTGTTTTGGAAGGTATCACCTTCGCGCAAAATGAAGATCGGGGATGAGGCCGGTTGCTTCAATCCTCGTGGTGCCGTGGAAATCATCTATGAAGGTAAGCAGTATCGGGCGCACCGGATTATTTGGGAGATCGTGCATGGTCAGCCACCTGAAGGCACGATTGACCACATTGATGGAGATCCTTCAAACAACAGGCTCAAAAATCTCAGGGATGTGCCGCACTCTGAGAACCAGCGAAACAAGAAACTCAGTAAAAGAAATAAATCAGGTTTCCCAGGGGTGAGGGCTTGCAAAAAGATCGAGGGATATTGGATCGTCACGGTAGGAAAGCGGTATGTAGGGTATTTCGATAATTTCAATGATGCTGTCACTGCGAGACAGGTCGCTGAAGATATTTACGATTATCATAAAAATCACGGAAAAAGGTGATTTCATTTCCTCAAAAATAAAATCTAAAATCCTGAAAACCGCTGTTGTGTATTCCCAACATGTGTGCGATGGTGATTGAAGGAGGACACATGGACCGGAAATTATTTTTAGTGCGAAGCGAGGCAAAGGCTGTTGACATGCGGCCTCACTTTTCTGACGAGTGGGTGATCAAGGGCATCGGCTCCGCGCTGACGGGCTATCGCTTCTCCGTGATCTTGGTCGCTGATCAGGATGATAGGTTCAAAACACCTGCGGAGTGGGGTAAATTCATGGGGCAGCTGAGGACGAAACTCGCGCCTGGTGGAAAACTGATCGAGGTTTATTAAACGATGATGCACCAGTGGGTCGAATGGTACGCCAGCCAGAATAACGGCAAGTTTGAGGGGCCGTTGCCAGCCAACGCGCTGGTCAATGTCATGCATCTCGACGGGGAGCGCGACACCGGCCCCGCGGGTGACATGAATTGGGGTGTGCTGGACGTTCCAGGCGAGATCATCGCGTACCAGCAAATCGGGTGGGTGCTGAACACGCCGGTTAATTTTACCGAAATATATGTCGGCCCGTCACTTGAGAGCATCCTGAGAGCGCATTTGGCGCAGCGAAAGGCACATAATAACCCAAAATAATCAACACTTGCCCCCTCGGGCCATTTGATGTACGTTAAAGGTAGTGGTCGCAAGACCATTTTCATGACGAGCGCATAGCGCGAGGAATGAAAGGCAGCTGCTCTGATCGTTCGCCACGATTGCTTTATTTGAAGATAAATCAAGCGAAATGGTCGAAGAGCATGGCACAACCTGATCCATATGAACTGACATATGATTTCACCGCGTTTCAGGTGGCAAATCCGACTACGCCTCTTCCGGCTGACAAGATCGAAATTGAATACAATAATATTTCAAGCACAATTGGTCAGATTTTAGCGAATCTGGTATTGATCCAGCGCGATGATGGCGACCTTGCAAACGGTTCGGTCGGAACTGACCAGTTGGCACCTGGCATCCTTACCATCCTTGGTGCTGGCACTGGTGAAATTTCGACCGTAGCTGGTATCGCAG